TTTGTATTCAACAACTTAGGAGGGTAAAATGAGAAAATGGTATGTAGTGAATACGCGGTCAAAAGAAGAAAATTTAGCGACTTCTGAGCTATTGGCGCAAGGGTTTGTTGTGTTTTGCCCCAAGTATTTGGTTCAAAGAACGAACAAAAAGACTGGAATGAATGATCAAACGATTCATCCCCTCTTCCCATCGTATATTTTCGTTAGGTTAGACGTTGCCAAGGATACACACTGGCCGAGCATTAACGGAACAAGGGGCGTCGTTGGACTGGTTGGCTATACACCACCAGCCTATTTAGCTCCGGTCGCTAAGGGATGCATCGAAGCGCTCTTAAAGCGGGCTGATAAAGCTGGGATAGTTCCTCTTGAGCAAGCTGTGAAGCAGGTAATGGCATTCGCAGCAGGAATGCGAGTGAAAATCGTGGAAGGACAGTTTGCGGGTCAGCTCGCAACCTATTGTAATCAAAAGGAAAACAGGATCCTATTGTTGATTTCTTTACTTGGCAAACAGACTGTGCTAATATTAAACCCAGAGTCTGTCGCAGTCGTACCGAATTAATCGTACCGCCGGTAGATACTCCGGACTCCTCATCCTAGAAACACAAGATCTTATAGCAGCAGTAGCTCAAAGGAGGATTATGCCTACGAATTTTGTGGTAACAAGTAAGGATAATCCCCGGCAGCAATACGATGAAGTGTCTAAGAATGATAGCGTAAAGTACACGATTGACTTTACGCCGTGGCAGGACGACAACGATACTGTCACATCCATAACGTGGACATTAGAATCGGGGCAAGCGTCTATAGGAACTCCATCTACGACAGCAGCAGTATCGTCTTGCGTTATATCCTTCCCGCAAGCGGGTCGCAGCATGATATCTGTCTTAGCTACAACTGCTACGCTGACTAAGAAATACTGGATGAACATCATGGCTTATGACGAGAAGCTTAGCATCTATATGGATGGATACTACACGAATGGAATAGGAACGTGAGTTTCAAATCATTTAAACCTCCAAAAAAGGGCGGAGCATCTAGATCTCCTATTACAAAAAAGATCCAGCCTGAGAAGCAGAGCGTCGGAAAGCCTGCACAATATAGCCATTTAGCAGCGTATCACACCAAACCTGGACAGATTCTCAATCCCAAGGGACGTCCCAAGGGTAGTCGCAATAGGTTCGCTGAGGAGTTCATCTCGGACTTCCTAACACACTGGGAGCAGCACGGTATAGCCGCTATGGACGCTTGCCTTAGCTGCGATCCTGCTGCGTATCTAAAGGTCGCCGCTACCTTGCTTCCTAAGGACTTTAATCTTAACATGACAGACGAGGCCGCTCTTGACAGACTCCTCAGCCAGTTCGATAATAGCCAGCTTAGCCAGCTCATTGGATCCCTTGCAAGTATCAGCGCTAAGCAAACGCATACAACAAAGGTTATTGAGAACGGAGCTGGAGAAGAGCCAGATCAGCTTCACTAAGTACTTCTTCGAGGCGAGGGGTGAGGTCTTCGTACCCGCTGAGCATCATGGGGGGGTAGAGGCCGCTTTGGAACGGGTGGAAAGAGGGTTCACTACCCTTCTCTTGATAAACATTTTTCCAAGGTCCGGAAAGACCCAAATAGCTGTGATTGACTGGGTCGCTCGGTGCTTAGCTAAGAACCCAAGAGCACGATTCATCCACCTCTCATATTCCGACGACCTAGCCCTCGATAATTCTGCAAAATGCAAAGAACTCATCGCTTCCGCTGAGTACCAAGACCTCTGGCCTGTGAAGATGAAGGATGACGCAGACTCGAAGAAGAAGTGGTATACAGAGCAGGGTGGCGGCATGTATGCGACAGCAGCCGGTGGTCCGGTCACGGGATTTGGCGCAGGGATACTTGAACAACCCGATGATGGTTTATTTTACGGCGGAATTATTATAGACGATCCTATCAAGGTTGATGACGCTGACAACAAAAAGACCCGGGATATTGTAAATAATCGTCTGAACACCACCATAAAATCGCGGAGAAATTCAAGAGACACCCCCATTATCATCATTATGCAGCGCCTCCACGAAGATGACCTCTCAGGCTTTGTGATGCAGGGCGGTATGGGGGAGAAGTTTGAAGAACTGATCATACCCGTCATTAAAGAAGGCAAATCTATATGGCCTTACAAACATACGACTGAAGAACTGCTAGCCATGAAAGTAGCGGACAACCGAACATTTATGTCGCAGTATATGCAGGATCCCACCCCCGAAGAGGGCGTGTACTTTAAAGCCGAGTGGTTTGCGGGCAAGCGGTTCCGCTTAGGTGAGGAACCTACGCAGCTAGTCAAGTATGGAGCTGGCGACTACGCAGTGACTGAAAATGGCGGCGACTGGACAGAACAAGCCATAGCCGCCTTCGACGTTAAAGAAGATCTATGGTTCCTCGACTGGTGGTCAGGGCAAGTTACGCTGGACAAATCAATCGACGCCATGATGCGCTTAGCTGGTGATCACGACCCCATGTTGTGGGTCGCCGAATCTGGTGTCATCCGCCGTGCCATGGAGCCGTTCGTAGCTAAGGAGCAGCAACGGCGGCGGCTGTACTTTAAGCTGGAATGGTTGCCCGCCAATAAGAGCAAAGCGGCGATGGCGAAAAGTTTTCAGGCGCTGGCAAGTCAGGGCAAAGTCCATATCCCCTTTGGTATGTGGGGCGACGACCTGATATCTCAGCTGTTAAAGTTCAGCGGCCATGAAGATAAACATGATGACAAGGTGGACGTGTGCGGCTTGCTAGGCAGAGTTCTAGCACAGACCTTCGGACCGGCGCAGTACCACGAACAAGGAAGGGAGGGCAGCGGATATGGAGATGAGTACGGAATCAACGATGACGAAGACAGCGGAGACTGGCGAACCGTCTAGCGGCGGCAAGTCCAATGCGGCGTACCCGGATTACATGACCCTCCGCCGCCGCGTGGAGGAATTCTTAGATACGACTTTGGAGTCACGCTCCGTTAGCGAGCGCTGTCGCGACTACGTCGATGGCAGACAATGGACGCCGCAGCAGGTGCAGGAGCTGAAGCGCCGTAAGCAAGCGCCGATTGTAAACAACAGAATCAAGACAAAGCAAAACGGACTGATGGGCTTGGCGGGCTTGAATAAAACTGAGCCGAAAGCCTTTCCGCGTAACGCGCCGAATGACGATGGCGCGGCAGATGCCTGCACGGATGGCATGCGCTACGCTGCTGAGAAGGCCGATCTACAGGTAATTCTGGCGCAGGTCTACGGAAACTATTTCTGCGAAGGCTACGGCGGCGTCGACATAAGGGTGGAGACGAATTCCCGCAAAGAAGTCGACGTGACGGTAGACCACATCCCATGGGACAGAATATTTTTCGATCCGTTCAGCCGCAAACATGATTTCACTGATGGCCGCGACAGGGGCTACATCATGTGGATGGACGAAGAAGATATTGAAGAGACCTTTCCGGATGCCGAAGCGAACGCGCTGACAATCAGCGAAGAAGTCGATGGCGGCGGGGACACGTTCGACGACAAGCCCTCGTGGTACATCTCAAGAGGAATGCGGAAGCGTCACATGGTCGCTACGCATTACTTCAAGTGGAAGGGCGTCTGGTGTTTGGCTATCTACGCTGGTGGCGGTTTTCTGCTGTCGCCGCAACCCAGTCCGTACTTGGACGAAAATGAGGAGCCTTGCTGCACGCTTGAATTCGTCAGTGCGTACACAGATAGATACAATTATCGCTATGGCGAGCTGGTGAGCAGCCTCGATCTTCAGGACGAAATCAATCACCGCCGCAGTAAGGCGCTGTTCCTGCTAAGTCAGAGGCAGACGTATGGAAATCGGGGAGCTGTTAAGGATATTAAGAAAGCAAAGCGCGAACTCGCCAAGGCTGACGGACACCTCGAAGTCGGTCAGGGAGAGTATGGTAAAGACTTTGGTGTTCTCCCTACGGGCGACATGGCTGAAGGACAATTCCAACTATTACAGGAAGCCAAAGCAGAGATAGATGCCCAAAGCTACAACGCGCAGATGGCGGGGCAGCGGCAGTCTGGTGATATTAGCGGCGTGGCGATAGGAAAGCTGCAACAGGCGGGCGTCATGGAACTGAACATGCTGCTCGATCAGCTGACGAACTTCCGGCTGCGGGTCTACCGCCAGATGTGGTGGAGAATACGGCAGTTCTGGGATCAAGAGAAGTGGGTGCGTGTAACGGATGACGAACAAGCCCCGCGCTGGGTCGGCTTTAATGTTCAGGTTCTTATGGGAGACTTTCTCAAAGAAACCATGAACGACGAATCGAAGCCCATCGCTATGCGGGCGGGTGCGGCTGCGAAGATTCAAGAGCTAGGTCAGACCAATCCACAGGCGCTTCAGCAGCCTATGATGACAAAGAACGAACCTGCTAAGCTGGACATGGACATTATCCTGGATGAGAGCTACAACGTGCTGAATACCTCGGCTGAGCAGCTCGATACCATAATGAAGATGGGCGCGGCGGGTCAATTCGATATTTGTGACCTGCTGGAAATTTCGAATCTTCCTGGAAAAGGCAAGCTGATAAAGAAAATCAAGGAGCGTCAAGCCAGCCAGCAGCAGTCCCCAGAAATGCGACTGGCGAATGCCAAGATTGCTGAAATACAGGCCAAGACACAGGCTATCGGACAGCCGGATCAACTGGAGAAGATGAAGCTGCAAAATGAACAGCTGAAAATGCAGATCGATCAGCAGAAACTAATGATTGAATCCCAAAACGCCAAAACAGATGCCCTGTCCGCCGAGACTGAGCGATACGAAGCGGTCAACGAAGCGAAACTTCGTTACATGGAGCTGACACAAACCCACGAGCATAACATGAAAGTAGCTGCTACGGCTGAAAAAGCCGCTTCAGCGGCTGCTGCCCCCGCTCCTGCGCCCGCAGCACGAGAAGCAGCCCCACAAGCCCCCGCAGCAGCGCCGATATCGATAGTGCTGAGCCGCGACGGGGTCAGCGGAGTGATGGATCAAGATCAGAAAGCGGCTGCGGATTTGAAAACTGCGGAGTTCAAACATACTGATAAAGTAGCGGGTGCGATTATTCAGGCCATTCAGCAGCAGACCAACGCTACTTTGGAACTGACGGCTGCGGTCAAAGCTCCTAAGACTGGTAAAATTACGAAAGATACCAATGGCACTAAGACAGTGGAGGTGAAGTAATGTTTGCACAATATAACCTAGATGACCCAAACCCCACGGCTGCACAGATACAGGCCACCACGAGCACTTCTGTTGAGGGCTTGGATGCAGCAGGGCGCGGACAGGTGGAAATTCCTGATAATACCAATATCATGGCAAGCACACTGGATCTTACACAAATACCTATAACGCTTGTCGCAGTAGGGGGATAGGTGGCTAGCAACTACTTAAATAGCATTACAGCAGTATCGGTGACGCTTGGTGCGTCGGTTGCAACAAACCACGCGAATATCACTGCTGTTGGTGCTAATTCATTCATCGTATGGGGCGGCTTTACCACAAGCGAAGCATCAGACTCCCTGATGCTTGACGAGTTTGCTACTGTAGTTTTAACTAATTCTACTACTGTCACCGTCACAAGAACAACGGCGACTTCTGGTACAGGGGTCTTTACATGCTACGTCATAGACCCGACGGCGAGTCTCGTGACAAAAGTGCAGGCCGGAACAATTGCTATTGCAGCAGCCACCTCAGCGACTGCAGTTATTACAAGCGTAGACACTACCCTCTCCGCTGTTTTCTTTTTGGGGGCTAAGACAACAGTTATCACACAACCGACTACCTTAGCCAATGTTACGTTGGCGAGCGCAACGACTGTCACGGCTAATATTAATTCATCTGGAACCGTGACTGCAAGTTTTGTTGTTGTCACGTTCGCTGCTGGCGCAATAAATAACATTCAAAGGGTTCTTAATTCGTCTACTGGCAACACGAAAGAAGATGATGTAGCGATAACATCTGTCGTTACCGCAAACACGATGATCGCATACGGGGGGCATACAACAGCTTCCACCGGCGCGACTGCGGGAGTGCGCGCACAAAACTTGAACAGTGCCACTCAACTAGCTTTGTTGTGTAATGCAGCATCTCCAAGCAATAGGCAGGATGGCTCAACAGTCATAGAGTTCAAGGCTGGTGTTTTACAAAGCGTCAATAGGGGTAATATTTCTGTAGCAAGTGCGGCGAGTGCTACGGCGGCAATATCCGCAGTAATCGTTGCAAATACTTTTGTGTCATTCTTGGGACAGACAACGGGTGCATCTTCAGCTGCGCCTAATACTTTCAGACACAACATAGCTTTGACAGATTCGGTAACTGTTACTGCAACAAGAGATACTGCTGGCACTACAACTTCCACTGTTTATTACGAAGTCATTGA